GTTTTACCAACAATCTCTCGTGTCGCTGATTCATAAGCAGATCGAACACCTAAAGTAGATATTGTCCTTGCTCTAACATCATAAGAAACGCCATCATCAACTTTGAGAATTTCAAAACGATTACTAGTCGAACGACCAGCAGACGTATAATTAGAATCTGCCGTTTTCTTAAATTGAACTTCGAAATCCGTTGCAAACTGATCTGTCGCTACAAGATCGACAAGCAAGACAGTCACAACATCTTGGTTAACAGTTCTCAGTTCGTCAGATAATGTAATCCCCGGTGGAGACACATCTGTGTAATCAGGCAAATAGGTATTATCTCGTTCGATTGCTCTTTCTTCAGCGTTCCAGTTGTAAACAGCCGAACTTGTTTCTCTCAGGATTAAATCAACACCGAGTGACGGAGAATCTGAACTGCCTTCTACGGCTAAGGCATAATTTATAACCTCGAATGGTTTTGATGAGAATCCATATCGAGTATTTGTCAGCATGATCGTGTCGCCGACTTCAATTTTGAATGCCGATAACAAACATTTCAATTCAATCGTTTGCTGTTGCCTTTGCTTGTATAAAGCAATCTTGGCTATCCGTTGAGCCATCGACGACGATGTTGTAAACGGCAATGTCAGGTCAAATGTGCTTGAAATATTTTTATCGTCGGTAACAAACGTCGAGCCGATCACAGCAGGATAATCGGTTGCTTGCCACTTATCATCTGGTGAAACAAACACACCTTTTACCGTGTTGAAATTGTCTCTCCGCGAATGCCTCGTTGTAACCGAGATCGGCCCTCTGAGGTCATTGTCTGTAATCGTAACTGTAGGTGTTGAATAAGCCGCAACCTTTATATTCCACCGACCAGAGGAATAATAAACAATGCCTCCAGAGGCAGTCAGCATATCTTGCAACGCTTGCCGCAGAGTTGAAGCCGATGGGACTGTGCCGTTCAATTCATAACGGTTTTCAGTTGCGGTATTAGCGAGAGTTACATTTTCATCACAAATGTTCGCCGCTGCAATAAACGAATCCATATTGATTTCTGCATTTGCAGCACCGAACCCAAATGTTGAATCCTTCAGATAATCTAGAACGCACAAGGCAGCATTGTTTGAATAAGCAGTTGTTGTCGTTCTTGGATCATATATTTTTTTGCCTCGTACCACGGCTTTGATTGTTGGACGACCATTTGGGAAAGCGTCTTGATCAAATTTCAAACGAACATAAAGATATGCAACACCGCTCAATTTATGTGCTGTCGTCCACTGCCCTTGAGATTCAGAAACCAAAGCTGCGTCAGCCGCTTGAGAAGTCGAACCCAAATGTTCTAAAACTCTAGCAGAACCAACATATTTTGATGGGGCAGTAACATTTCCTGATCCGTCAATAGTCAGCAAATCATCATCAAAATAAATTTCATCGAATGCAGTGATTTCATGCCCTGCAACTGGAACAATCATGTGAAGATACTGATTCTTATTTGTTCCTGCGTTTGGTGTTGTTTGGGCATAAATGATCGGCCCACCAACCATGACACGACCGTAAACAGTTGGACGATCAGCTAAAGGATCACGAAAGTTTTCATCTCGACCGCTTAACCCGCTTTTAGGTGTTTTTGGTTGTGGCATAAGCATTGATGCCGCCAAGCCAACACCAGCCGTGATGACAAGTTGTCCGATAAACGAACTTGCAAAAATAGCCACTGAAGAACCAGCACCAAAGATAAACGGGACTGCGGCAATGACGAGTTGTGGCATTATACACTCCAGCCAATCATTGCTTCACCAGTTGGCATAAATTCTAACCCGTTCCGTCCAACACCAGAAATCATAGTTCCGCAACATACACCTAGAGAGCCTCCAACGCTATCACCTCCGAATGAAAATTTCGGATTGAACAATGCAAGATCACCTCGTTGCAGTAAGTGTATATCTTTGCGTGTTAAAAATTGATCAACAGCTTTTTCAATTTTGATTGTGTTGCAATATTTCATCATTCCTGAACATGAAGATTCAAAATCATCATAATCAAAATGCGGAAATAAATTCATGCCGTATTGAGAAGCGAAAGCACCATCAGCAAAACGAACGCAGTCAAACTTTCCCCATTGAAATGACCTATTTCGGCAAGAGTCGATATAATCATTCAATTTGCTTTCCCAATTTGGAAGTTTATTTACGGCCCCATAAGATTGTTTTTGTCTGGAGATCATTGACATAATCAAAACCCTTGTCATTTGGATAAACACGTTTTTGATCTTCAGATGTGTACCGCCAAATTCTAGGTCTTTCTAGATCAATCATTCTGGATTCAACCGTTAAGCCAATGTTCAAAGTATCTCCAGAATCAGCAATCGTCATTTGATCCATAAGACCAGTGAAAATCGGTATGTACTCATTGCGATCAGAGGAAGAAACATCAAAATTTATCAGATCAAAATCAACGATATATTCCCCTGCCTGTGTTTTTAGAAGATCAGGCACTCCAATGATTCCAAAATAAACATTAGCTGTTCGATTTTGATATTTTTCATCAAGAGCCAAAGACATGATCGACGCTGAAATTCCTGATAAAGAAATAGTGATCCCTCTTGCAGAAATGTCGGCAGTATCTTCAACTGTTGAAATGCTTAATAGCGTCCCTGCTCCTGTGTATGTATTCCCTGAATAAACAAGATCAGTAAGACCATTCCAAAGCCGTACTGCACCAGAATCAAAAAGCAATTCGACAAGGATGATTGGTCGAACAACATCTCCCTGAAGAACGCTATCAAATCCTGCTGAAATAGGTCTGGTCATAGTGCCTCAACTGCGGCAAATGAAATTCCATAGACTGATGCAGTGTCGATATTGAATGACGTTTCTGGTGAACTCAATCTAAACACACCAACTGCATCTTGAACCACAACCGTTAAATTATCTGCTGGTGATGATCTGAGATCAGGCCAAATTGAAATGTTTGCCTCACCGCTAGAATTTGATTCCACATCTTCCAGAACTTTATAAAGTTGAGAAGTCGCACCCGACCCCAACTGAATGTAGTCTCCTGCCCGTAGATAATTTGCCGTGCTGACTGGCAAGCCATCAACAGCAACTGTGCCTCCTGATTGAGATGACCCATTCACCAATGGAGTGCCGGGCGTTGTAGAAGCCGATCCTCTTGGCGTAGCTGCTATAGGGTCGCCCATTAAGAATGTGCCGTACTGACCACCGAGAGACAATAAAAACGCTACCCATACATCTGCGTTCGCTCTGATCAACGATGGCAGCGTGATTGTCGCCTCCCACCTAGAGCCAACATTTTTCTGGACTTGCTGACGATATGTAAAAGGTGAACTGCTTATCGCAACCGAGTTACGAGCCGTCAATGTAATCTGAGCGATGCCTGTTGATGGAAATGTCAGAGGATAAGATATTGCCATTGATCAGCCTCCGAATGCCATAGCGAATGAACCGCCTCGACGCTTTGCATCGACAACCGCATTCTTAGCGGCATTCGAGATTTGCGGCAACAACTGCTGAATCTCAGCACGAACTGTCTGCTGAACGCCTGTCGAAATATTGATCGTCTGATTGATAGTTACCCCACCACCTGAGTTGCCACCTAGAGCATTGTTAGGCACGATAGAGCCACTGCTACCAGACATAAACAGTTCTGGCCCCTTCTCACCAACGATATATTGCCGATTAGCGGAGACTGGGCCACCATTGGCCCTAAGACCGCCTAAAGCACCGCCAGCTATTGTTGTACGACTTCCAATGCCACCGCCGAATCCTAATAAAGATAAAAAATTAAATCCACCGCCACCACCTGTGAACATACCTTTCAAAAGGTTTTGATAGACCATCATAGAGATCATTTCTTTGATCATTGTTTGAATCAAATCTCTGAAATCCATCTTTCCACTGACAACGAACTCTGCAATCGCATCTGCTGATTTTTTACCAAAACCGTCAAATGCTCGCTCAAGTTCTTTTAGCTGATCTTTCATTGGATCAGATTTATCAATGAAATCTTGTTTTGCCTTGTTGATGTTAGCTACTGCATTTGAATATGTGTTCGCTCCAATAACACCCTTTTTATAAAGCATTTCAACTTCAGCAAGGTCGTCATTGAATTTCTTCAACGGGTCAGCAACATTTTCATATTTTTCTTTTAAGGATTCTATCTCATCCCCATATTTCTTTGCTGCCCCAGCAGCATCATTTTGTTTAATGATCCCTTCAGCCTGAAGCCTAGCCTGATCCATGCTTAATGTGATATCTTTACCCTTCGCATCCGCTATTAATTCTAGTGCTAGTTTTTCCTGCTCAGATGCCGTCTTGATATAATATTGCTGATTAAGAAAAAATGTTCTGCGAAAAGCATCCATTTCTTTCATAGCTTCAATAGAAGTATTTGATCTGATATCTGAAGGTTTGAATTGCGGAGTTGGATAGCCACCAGAAGGCGCAGGGCCAATCCCCGGCGGTTGATAATTCTGCGACCCAGCAGCGAACAATGCTTGAATTTGCGCTGTTGCTCCAGCCGCCTGAGTAATTATTTTACTCAAAAGATCAACAATCTGATAATTTAATTTGCCATTAAGTGCCTCTTCAATGCTGAGTTTTAATTGAATAAAATCTTCAGATGTTTGAGGTGTTTTTTGAAACTCGGCAAACAATTCTCTAACTTTTGCAACTTCTGAAGGTGAAATAATTTCAACTTTATTGCCACCAATTGCAAAAGATTTATACGTTGGTGCTTGGAGAGTATTAACAAGGTCATTTAACACCTGATTAAAACCTTCAAGTTCTTTTGCTTGCTCTTTAATCCCTTCAGCGGCTTTAAGTGACCCTAATAATTCTGGGTCAATAGGCTTAACAGCTATTCCTGTGCCAGATTGTGCTCGTAACATTTTTTCCTGATCAGCAACTTTTTGCATTGCTGATACGGCTTGCTGTGTTCCAAAAACAAAATCTTGAATTGATGCAACGCTTGTTTGGAAAAAGTTTGATATAGCTATTCCATAATCTTCAAACGTCGATCTGGTTTGTGAAAATCTTTCTTCAATTTTTGCACTCGCGTTCAATATCGCAGGAACTATTTTATCAGCCGTTAATTGGCCTTCAGCACCAAGTTTTTTTAATTCTCCGACACTTACCCCAAAAGCATCAGCAATCGCACGGGCAACCTCTGGTGCGTTCTCACGCAACGATCTTAATTCGTCGCCCTGTAATACGCCAGATGCCAAGGCTTGTGTAAACTGTGTTACTGCCGACTGCGCTTCAAGAGCGGTTTTACCAGATGACTTGAACGCCTTTGAAAGTGTTTCTGTAATTTTAGCAACATCACTTTGAGACGTTCCAAGTGTTTCAGTAGAAAATGCAATACGAGCGTATAGATTTCCAACTTCTGCTAATGATGATCTTGAACGAGATGCTATATCAACAATTTTTTGTTGAGCGACTGCAGTTTCCCCAGAAGTAAGTCCAGCAGACTTGAGCCGATTTGTCATCATCGTCCAAGCGTCAGCGTATTGACGAACGGCCCCGATTGCTTCGCCAAGGTTACCAGCGACAAGCAACCCAAGGCCGCCTTTAACTACGTTTTGAACTGATGCAAAACTTTTTGAAACGCCTGACATACTTCTTTGTAATGAAGCAAATGCAGCACCAGTGCTATCAGAGGCTTTGAGGTCGATTTTAAGAACTTCACTTGCCATTTCTCGACCTCTCCGACAGATATTCTAAGTATGCGATCCATTCGTGAAACTCAGAGATAGACATTTCCTCTATCTCTGAGATGGTCTTGTGGAGCCGATCAGCAAGAGCAATGACGCAAAATCTCTCGTTGTCGGCTTTTAGTTTTTTAAGTGATCATCAACTGATGGCTCAGTCAGTATCTGATTAGCAACCCGTCCAATAACATCTGGATCAGCGGCGTTCATCAAGTCGCGCTTATGTTCCAAGGTGAATATTGCATCGCCTTTTTCATCTCGGCACTTCAAGATCAAAACGTCAACCAAAACACCGATGTCGGCATCTTTTGACGTATTGAAAAGTCTTTTTTTCTCGGCAAGCGTCATTGGTTTTGCATAAACCATCAAAGATTTACCTTCGTCACCCCATTCAGGAACTTCGATAACTTTGACTTCCTTTGCAGAAAAATGCGCTTTTGCCCGATCAATAACACTCATTTGTATTCCTTATGCTAATGTTGATTCTGTAAGAGTGCCTGTGCCTTGGAACGAGAATGTAGCTTCGACCATTCCGTCAAATGCGGCAGATCGTTCGATGCTAGTGACCAAAACCGTTCCAGTGTAATATTTATCCGTTGATGCGTTGCCTTCTGGATAAAGATTCAAAGTGACACTTGCACCAGCCGTCAATGCAGATTGTGCTGATTCTGTTTCGTCCCAGAAGCAGACAACCGAACCCGTCCAACTTTTCATACCAGTTTTGAATGTGCGGTATGAATCGCCCATGACCGAATCCTCAATCGTGTCTCCCGTTTCCGTGAGTGTGTACGAACGAGTTTCTGCCATTGTAAATGTGCCGATCTTAACGACACCTTCAGAACCTGAATGATTTGCCATGTTGAATTATCCTTATGCCGCAGTGCCAGTCGTCAAAGCACCAGTGCCT